CGACAGCAGCGCAACGAGCCATCGACCATTACGAAGCGCGAAATCATTAGCCAGCTGTCGGCTTGCCTAGCTTTGGTCAGGCCCGTTAGCATGAGCGATGACGCTGCAACTGAATGGCTCACTGTGGCGGCAGCTGAAATTTCTGGCGTGTCACGCAGTAGGTTGAACGCAGCTTGCAGAACGGCTCGGCGTGAATGCACTTACCACGGCCAGATACTGCCAACCATTTTGCGCGAACTGGAGACAAGTAGCTACCGATCCGCTGACAGGTTCTTGAGAGAGTGGCACGGGTCTACTGAAGAGCCAAGGAAGTTAGGGAGCCAGAGGGTCGATGCACTAATCAGAAAGCCAGAGGATTTCCTTTGATCGCCGGGCGGTGATATACTGCCCGCATGGATACCGCTGTCGATTTGGTTGGACGCATTCGCTCTCTCGAAAAGCTATTGCAGCTTGAGATGGCTAGTGCCGATTTGATGGATGACCTGCTGCACAACTGGGCTGGCAACATGAGGGGCTTGGCTAGACACAACATCGCGCTTGAAGATGTGCTGATCGACATCTTGCATTATTGCGATATAACAGGTGTCCAGCTTGGCAGCCTAGCAACTAAAGCGGAGGCAATCATATATTGTAAAGAGGACACCAGTGCCGATTAACAGGGGTCGAAAGCCGCCTCACGAGTTCGTAGACATCAAGCTGCGTCAGGGCTGGATCGTTCGCTACACTGAGAGCAGCCTATGGCGTTGGAAGCCTTGGCCGGATGGTGAAAGCGCAGGCGACATCATACAGTGGCAAGGGGCCAATCCTGAAAACCGATAAAGGTGGAAAAAGTGCTTTACACCCTTTAGATATTTCGGTATCCAGCGGCTATTGAAGCGCGGGGCTAAAGTGGCCCGCCAATTAGGAGAACTGAGATGACAGCAGAATGGTTTGTTTTCGGAGTGTTCGCGATTACCGCGCTCTGGGTTTCAATAGCGCACGAAAGAGATGTCAGAGATGAATGGCGCAACCGCTAAAGCAGCGCGGAGAAAGCTGGGGCTGACAGTCAATGAGTTGGCTGATGCCCTACTTCTCAGCCCGCAAAACGGAGGCCGAAAGGTCAGGCGATGGGAGGCTGGAGATGTTCCAGTTAGTGGCCCTGTTGCAGTAGCCCTCGAAGCTATGCTAAACGGGTTTGAACCAAAGCACTTAAGGGACAGTTGAAATGACCCTGAAAGATTTAAGAAGCATTGTCGCTGACCTAGTTGCGGAGACGCATGGCAACCAAGAGTTTATTCGCCAGATTAGAGATGGCGAGCAGGATGACGGCCCATGGATGCAAGGCGGGATCGCTGTGATGAATTACATCAATGAGCAATGGATGTTGCTGCCGATCCAAGACATTGAAGCGCACGATGGATAAGCATCCAACCAAATACACCTCGGCTGACGTTTACGATCTAACCGACAGGCTTATCCTAGCGGCAAGCCGATGTGAGGACGGCCCGACCAAAGACTTACTCAGAGAGGCGGGAAAGGTGCTGCTAAACAGAGAAACAACTATCTCGCACATTCGGATAATGGTAGAGGCCAAAAGGTGAGTGATTTATCAATTGACATGGAGAGCGTTGACGCGCTGATCCCATATGCAGCGAACAGCAGAACGCACAGCGACGAACAGGTGGCGCAGATCGCCGCAAGCATTAAAGAGTTCGGGTGGACTAACCCGATACTGATCGATGGCGACAATGTCATCATCGCGGGCCACGGGAGGCTTCTGGCGGCTCGTAAGCTAGGGATGGATCAAGTTCCTATCATCTGCATTGATCATCTTACTAAGGCCCAGCAAAAGGCGCTCGTGATTGCAGATAACCAACTTGCCACAAACGCAGGCTGGGACATGGATATGCTGAAGGCCGAGATTGAGGGGCTGAAGCTAGAGGACTTCGACGTTGACCTGCTTGGCTTCGATGACAAGTTCCTTGATGGCTTGCTGGAGCCTGAGCCGACCGAAGGGCTGACCGACGAGGACGCTGTTCCAGAAGTGCCGGAGCAGCCCGTCACCGTTGAGGGCGATGTTTGGGTTCTGGGGCGGCATCGGCTGATGTGTGGGGATAGCACGAGCATTGATGCGGTTGAGAAGCTGATGGATGGGGTGAAGGCTGATATGGTGTTTACCGACCCGCCTTATGGTATGTTTTTGGACGCTGATTATTCGAGCATGAAGTCAAAGTTTGATGGTATATCAGGCGGCGCTAAATACGACAACGTAAAGGGCGACCACGAAGATTTTAACCCTGAATTTATCAATACTGTCTTAACCGCCTTCGATTATTGTAAAGAAATATTCTTGTGGGGCGCTGATTATTATGCAGACTTAATTCCTGATAGGAATTCTGGTTCATGGGTTGTTTGGGATAAGCGTGGTGATGAATCAGCTGATAAAATGTTCGGTTCAACTTTTGAGTTATGTTGGTCAAAAGCTAGACATAAAAGGATGCTTGCGCGTGTAAAATGGGCTGGCATATTTGGCATGGCAAAAGAACATGACAAAAAGAGAGTGCATCCAACACAAAAGCCAGTTGAGCTTGTTAATTGGTTTTTTGATTATTATTCATTAGTCGATAAGCGAAACGTGGTTGACCTATTCGGTGGCAGCGGTTCAACCCTTATTGCTTGTGAGAAGACCAACCGCAATGCTTACCTCATGGAACTTGACCCGAAATATTGCGATGTAATCATCAAGCGTTGGCAGGACTTCACCGGCAAGCAAGCCATCCATGCTGAGACGGGGGAGCCGTTTGATGCCTCACGTTAAACTCACAGCAAAGCAAGAAGCATTCTGCCAAGGCATTGCTGATGGCTTGGGGCAGGCTGATGCGTATCGCGCTGCGTATGATGCCGACCGCATGAAGGATAACACGATTTATCCGCTGGCCTCGAAGCTGATGAAGAACAGCAAGATTACCGCAAGGATTGCTGAGTTGCGTGAAGCCGTGCAAGAAAAACAACTCTGGTCACGCGAAATGTCAGTCAAGGCACTTGTGCAAGCCTATAAGGAAGGCAGCGGCTCGGTAAAGGTCGCAGCGGTCAGAGAGTTGAATGCAATGCACGGTTACAACGAGCCTGCGAAGCTCAATGTCAGCGGCAACATGATGCACCAGATCGTGCGCAAAGTGATCGATGGCAACGCTGACGATTAAAACCCCGCGATGGTTCAAGCCGTTCCTCCAGCCTGCACGCTACAAAGGCACGCACGGTGGACGCGGTTCGGGCAAGTCCCATGCCTTCGCTGAAGCGGTAATCGAAGCGCACGTAATGGATCAGCGCCGCCGTACTGTCTGCGTGCGTGAAATCCAGAAGTCCCTCGCCCAGTCTGTCAAGCGCCTGCTGGAACTCAAGATCGAGCAGCTAGGCGTGCAGGACTACTTCGAGGTGCAGGAGAGCCAGATCAAGTCCCGCCACGGTGACGGTCTCATCATCTTCCAAGGGATGCAGAACCACACAAGCGACAGCATCAAGTCGCTAGAAGGCTACGACTGCGCATGGGTGGAAGAAGCGCAATCACTCAGCCAGCGGTCGCTTGATCTGCTCCGTCCGACGATCCGCAAGCCCGGTTCGGAGCTTTGGTTCACATGGAACCCGCGAGAGGCAACCGACCCGATTGATGCGCTGCTGCGTGGCGAAACCCCACCGCCAAGCTCCATCGTGCGGGAGGTGAACTACAAGGACAATCCTTGGTTCCCCGATGTGCTGCGTGCTGAAATGGAGTTTGACCGCGCCCGCGATCCGGACAAGTACACGCACATCTGGCTCGGCGGTTATATCTCCAACAGCGAGGGCCGCGTGTTCCGCAACTGGCGGGTCGAGGAGTTTGACGCACCGGCTGACGCAATTCACCGCTTCGGCGCTGACTGGGGCTTCGCCAGCGACCCCACGGTTCTGATCCGCTGCCACTTGGTTGGCCGCAATCTCTACATTGACCACGAAGCTTACATGGTCGGCTGCGAGATCGTGAACACGCCAGAGCTATTCCTGACGATCCCAGAGGCTGAGAAGTGGCCGATTGTTGCGGATAGCTCCCGCCCTGAAACCATCAGCCATATGCAGAAGAACGGCTTCCCGAAGATCATGCGTGCCGTCAAAGGCGCTAACTCGGTCGAGGAAGGCATTGAATGGCTGAAGAATTACGACATCATCGTTCATCCGCGCTGCACGCACACGATAGATGAACTCACGCTCTACAGCTACAAGACAGACCCCTTAACAAACAAAATTCTGCCCGTCTTGGAAGATAAGAACAATCATGTTATAGATGCGCTTCGCTATGCGTGCGAGGCAGTTAGACGGGCTGCACCAAAAAAGCCTGTCGAATTCCAGCCAATGGCTACGCTAAACAGGTGGTGATGAATGGCTCGTCCGACTAGAGAACAACGGCTCAACAGCGTTCACGCTACGGGAATGGCTGAATTCGACCGTTGTCAGTCTGCGCTGCGGGATGAGCGCCTTCAGTGCCTACAAGACCGTCGCTTCTATTCGCTCGCTGGTGCGCAGTGGGAAGGCCCGCTTGGCGACCAGTTCGAGAACAAGCCGCGCTTTGAGGTGAACAAAATCCACCTGAGCGTTATCCGCATCATCAACGAATACCGCAACAACCGCATCGCCGTTGACTTCATCAGCAAGGACGGTGCGCAGGACGACGATCTAGCGAACACCTGCAATGGTCTGTTCCGTGCCGATGAGCAAGACAGCGTTGCAGAGGAAGCTTACGACAATGCGTTCGAGGAAGGCGTTGGCGGTGGCTTCGGTGCATGGCGACTGCGCAACGTCTATGAGGACGACGAGGACGACGAGAACGAAAAGCAGCGCATCCGGATCGAGCCGATCTACGACGCTGACAGCTCCGTGTTCTTTGACCTTGATGCCAAGCGCCAAGACAAGTCTGACGCCAAGTATTGCTTCGTCCTCTATTCGATGACCCGCGATGCCTACATGGATGAATGGGGTGACGATCCAACCACGTGGCCGAAAGAGATCCACCAGTACGAATTCGACTGGCTCACGCCTGACGTTGTGTACGTCGCTGAGTACTACAAGGTTGAGGAAGTGCGCGAGACCATCCGCATCTTCCAGACCGTGACCGGCGAGGAAGAGCGTTACTCGCAGTCGGACTTCAATGCTGACGAGACGCTAGAAGAAACCCTCGCTGCTGTCGGCACGATTGAGGTGCGCCAGAAGCGTGTGAAGCGCCGCAAGGTGCGCAAGTACATCATGAGCGGTGGCAAGGTGCTGGAGGATGCTGGCTACATCGCTGGCAAGAACATCCCCATCGTTCCGTTCTACGGCAAGCGTTGGTTTGTCGATAACGTCGAGCGTTGCATGGGCCACGTGCGTCTGGCGAAAGACCCGCAGCGCCTCAAGAATATGCAGCTTTCAAAGCTAGGCGAGATCAGCGCGCTTTCGTCGGTTGAGAAGCCCATCCTTGTGCCTGAGCAGGTCGCTGGTCATCAGATCATGTGGGCCGAGGACAACCTGCGGAACTATCCCTATCTGCTGGTCAATCCGATCACTGGCTCGAATGGCGAGACGCAGATCAACGGCCCTGTGGCTTACACCAAGTCGCCTGCAATCCCGCCTGCAATGGCTGCACTCCTGCAATTGACCGAGCAGGACATGGCCGAGATTCTTGGCAATAACCAGCAAGCCGAGAAGATGGTCAGCAACATCTCCGGCAAGGCTGTTGAACTTATCCAGACCCGTTTGGATATGCAGACCTTCATCTACATGACCAACATGGCGAAGGCGATGCGCCGCTGCGGCGAAATCTGGCTGTCCATGGCGAAGGACGTTTACGTCGAAGAAGGGCGTAAGATGAAGTCCATCGGCGCGATGGAGCAGATCCAGTCCGTCGAAATCATGAAGCCTATGATCGAGCAGGAGACGGGGGAACTTGTTTACGAGAACGATCTGACCAAGGCGAACTTCGACGTTGCTGTTGACGTTGGCCCGTCGTTCACCAGCCGCCGCGATGCTACGGTTCGTGCGCTCACTGGCATGATGCAGGTAACGACCGATCCTGAAACGCAGATGATCCTGCAAGCCATGGCTATTATGAACATGGACGGCGAGGGCATTGGCGACATCAAGGAATTCT